TCTCCTCTAATAGTATAAAGAATATAGCGTAAATGGGTGGTGGTCTTCTTCAATTAGTAGCTTATGGTGCACAGGATGTTTATTTAACTGGTAATCCGCAAATTACCTTTTTCAAAGTAGTTTATCGTCGTCATACTAACTTTGCTATTGAAGCTATCCAGCAAACTTTCAACGGTAATGCCGGTTACGGTAATACTGTAACCTGCCAAATATCACGCAACGGTGATTTAATAAATCGTATGTATTTACAACTTGATGTTCCTAAAAAGAAAAGTCTCACTCCCGCAACTACCAGCACATACCAAAATTATCTCGGGTTACGCTTAATAAAATCCGTTGTTATTGAAATTGGTGGCCAACAAATAGATAAGCATTATTCTGATTGGCTTTACATATGGAACGAATTATCTCTTCCTATGGGCAAACGCTATGCCTATGATACTATGGTTGGCGCCGACAAAGATATATTAAACGGCGTTCCTGGTACCACCGACACAACTCTATATATCCCCTTCGAGTTCTGGTTTTGCCGCAATGTAGGTCTCGCGCTTCCTTTAATCGCTCTTCAATATCACGAAGTAAAAGTAAAAATAGATTTTGAAACTAAGGCCGGCTGCATAGCTAAGGGTGTGGGTACCTCTACCGCAGCCGGTGCATTAACCGATTTTGAAGATATTAAAAATATATCTTTATGGGCTGATTACATCTTCTTAGATACCGATGAACGCCGAAGATTCGCTCAATTATCCCATGAATATTTAATAGAGCAGCTACAATTCACAGGTACCGAACCCCTCGTTGGCGGTACCAACCGAATCAAGCTCAATTTCAATCACCCTTGCAAAGAACTCGTGTGGGTCGCAAAAACAACCCCTACCACCAATATAACCAGATGGTATGATTACACAAATAAGGATGGCGCCGACGGTATGACATCATACAGTGTAGCTGATGGCGGTGATGCAATTGCAGGAGGACAGCTTACATCAAATTTCCTTGTTATATCCGATATCAAGCCTTCGCAAAATGTCAATCCTTTCGCGAATGCCATCCTTCAATTAAACGGCAATGATCGTTTTGCGGTTAGAGAAGGCGACTATTTCAATTATGTTCAGCCTTTCCAACATCACACCAATGTTCCAGTACACAATTCTATCAATGTGTATTCATTCGCCCTAAAACCCGAAGATCACCAACCGAGCGGCACCCTCAATATGTCTCGTATTGACACTGCAACTTTGATGGTTAATGCTAATCCTGCTGTTTCAGGTGTGGCGTATCAAGGCATCAATATATACGCGGTCAATTACAACGTCCTTCGTATATTATCTGGTATGGGCGGCCTTGCTTATTCCAATTAAAAATATAATAAATATAAAAAGTGTCGTGTTATATAATTTCCTTTTTTTTTTCTCCTCTAATAGTATAAAGAATATAGCGTAAATGGGTGGTGGTCTTCTTCAATTAGTAGCTTATGGTGCTCAGGATGTTTATTTAACCGGTAATCCGCAAATTACCTTTTTCAAAGTAGTTTATCGTCGTCATACTAACTTTGCTATTGAAGCTATCCAACAAACTTTTAACGGAACTCCCAATTTTGGTAATCGCGTAACCTGCCAAATATCTCGTAACGGCGATTTAATACATCGCATGTATTTATCTGTTGTTAATTATTATTCGGGCGAAGTAGTATGCCCTTATTTCGGCCTCCGTTTAATAAACTATGTAGAAATTGAAATCGGTGGTCAAAAGATAGACAAGCATTATTCTCACTGGATGTATGTATGGAATGAACTCTCGCTTCCCACATCAAAGAAAGAAGCCTATAAAAAGATGGTAGGTGCTAATGATAAGCTTGCAAAATTAGGAACTGATGCTGATACCGGTGCAAACCTCTATATTCCCTTAGAGTTCTGGTTCTGCCGCAATGTTGGCTTAGCCCTTCCTTTAATCGCACTACAATATCACGAAGTTAAAATAAACATCTTATTTGAAACTAAAGAGAATTGCAAAGGTTCTGCAACTGATATTCTCTCCCTTCCCTCGGTTTCATTATGGGTTGATTACATATTCTTAGATACAGATGAACGCAGAAGATTCGCACAATTATCCCATGAATATTTAATAGAGCAGCTACAATTCACCGGTACCGAAAGTGTATCATCTGCTTCCTCTATTAAACCGAAATTATCTTTCAATCACCCTTGCAAAGAGTTAGTATGGTTCTGTTCTTCCGATCACACAGCAACCGCTACTGAAAAGGAGGTAATGAATAAAAACTGGATCAATTATTCAACCACTGCTAATACTAAATATGATAATTCAGCTACTTCGGAATTATATGTTCCTACCAGCGCAATTACTTCAACCAATCCCATAAAATCCGCCAAACTCGTATTAAACGGCAATGATCGCTTTTCTGTAAGAGCGGGTTCTTATTTCAATTTAATACAACCTTATCAGCATCACGAAAATATTCCTTCAAACCCCGGCATCAATGTTTATTCGTTCGCCCTAAAACCCGAGGAGCACCAACCAAGTGGCACTCTCAATATGTCTCGTATTGATACCGCCGTTCTCAATTTAGATATTAACCAACTTGGTAGCTACGCTAATGCTAACATTTCAAAGAATCTTCATGTCTATGCCGTGAATTATAATGTTCTCCGTATATTATCTGGTATGGGCGGCCTTGCTTATTCCAATTAAATTATATTATATATTTATTTATATATGTTGTTAAATTGCTATAATGTTTCTTTTTTTTTTCTCCTCTAATAGTATAAAGAATATAGCGTAAATG